GCGGTGCGCTCGCTTGGTAGATGCCCGTCTTTTCGCCAACGTTGGTCAGCGTGATCGCTGCGATTCGGGCGTAAGGGTAGTCCGTAACGATTGGGTTTGCGTACCCAGGATCGGTGGTGACCGACGGGTGAATGACTGTCACCAGCGAGTTCGTCCCGAACCCCTGCTGGTCGATCGACGCGCTCGTCCAGATGCCGGTGCCGGTTGCCGCCGACACGCTCGTCCGCGTGGCGAAGAAGAACGGAACGCCAGTGCGAAGTAGCGGCGCACCGTCGCGGTAGAAACGAAACTTGTTGGCCGACACTTCGACCACCGTGGCCGGGCTGCTGCTCAACGAGATCAGCCGCGTCTTGCTGCCGCTGTCGAACACTTCGCCGCAGTAGCGAAAGCCGGGGCGACGGCGGGCCGAACCCTGCGGCTTGACGTACATGTTGCGCGCCCGACGAAGGCCCGACTGGTGGACCTTGAGGTCGATGCGCCCGTACATCTCGGGGCTGATCTCGCCCCCGTTGAACGACAGTTGCAGTGCGCGGGTGTTCGGCATCAGCGGTTTCCGATCCAGCTAGGGGTGTGCATCGGCTTGATCTCGGCCTGCGTGGTGGTGTCGTGCGTCGCGGCTCGCATCATCCACGCCGTCGCCATCTGGGCGCATCGCTTGGCCTCCGCTGCGCCGACATCGCCCTTGATAAGCGGGCCAGCCAGCATCGACGCAAGGTGCCACGAAAGCGCGACGTTGAACGTGTTGGTGAACAGCGTCGTGTCGGTGATCTTGGCGATGTAGCGGATCTGCGCGTCCTCCACGTTCGTGTAGAGGATGCGATCACCGGACGGCAGTAGCTCGATGACGAACTTCTGGGGACTCCAGACGCCGTTCATGGCGAGATCGTCCAATGCCCCTTCCATCGTCAGCGACAAGATGCCGCTCGCATCCGACGGGACCGTGTAAGCGTAAGCCCACTCGGTGCGCGTGTTCGTCGTAGCCGTGAGCGACTTGCGCTTGATGGAAAACGACCACGAACCCATCTCGATCAAGCTGTCGCGGGCGATCGGATAGAAGCGAGCGCACAAGCTGGCCTGCGCCGAACCGTCCGGCGGGTCGATGCTGGTGATCTTGGCCGTCTCGCCGATGTTGGCGAGTGCGAGGTTGCAGATGTCCACCTCGCTGGACCCCATGCGCTGCACCGACATCCACTGCTCGTAGATGCGCTGACCCAGCGTGTTCATGCCGGTGCCCGAGTAGTGGATGCCGTCCAACGTCATCGGCAGATCGGAGGTCTGCACCGATCGGCTGTACGGGTCTTCGTCCACCATGCGGTCGATGGCGGCGTTGATGACATCGGCGTACACCCACAGGACGTTCGGTCGGACCTTTGGAGCGATCCACGGGATCTTGTGCGCCGAGATGCTGCACAGGCCACGCTCGCGGATGGCGGCGCGCACCTGATTCTTCAACGCAACGCAGTTGCGGTAGTAGCGATCGGCCCGCGCTGCCGTAGTCGAGTCCTCCTCGCCTTGCGTCCAGACGATGCCGATGCATTCGCCCGTGTCGCCCTGCGCCTCAAAGGCGATTTTGGCCGCGTCCAGAACGTCAAGCAGGCGGGCGTAGCAGTTGCTTGGATCACCAGCCGACCACGAAGACTGCTGGTCGGGGTCGAACCACGCTTGCCCAGTCAGGCCAGACAGAGGGATGACCTCTCGCTGGGCCAAGCTGGTGCCTCCCACCGCGAACGGGATGACGTAGACCGGCTCTCCAGCGTATTCGTGGATGCGAACCGCCAACCCCGTGTAGTGCGCCTGCTTGGGCTGCGGCATCAACGAGATGCCACGGAACGGCTGGTAGTTGCCAGCGGTCGGCGTGTAGTGGTTTGGGTAGTTGAAGCCCGGCGGGTACGGGTTGCTCTTGTCCTTGCCGTAAACCGTAGACGCCTGCTTGCCCGACTGGTTCTGAATCACCATGAACGCGCCGCCGGGGAAGTCGGTGAACCACTGCTGCGCTCCGGTCACCGCTGGCCCGTTGTACGTCGCGCTGAAGGTGTACGTCAGGAACACGCCGACGAGCGAGATGTCCTTGACGAAGTACGGCCTGCCGCGCTCGATCTCGGGCGGGAGCGCACTGGCGATGATCTCGAAAGCGTCGCTGGTTGCAGGAGCCGCGCTGAACGCCTGGGCCATAGTGATGGCCGTGGTGGTGTTGCTGGAGATCAGCCGAACTTGGCCCTTGAGCGCACCGGAGCGGAACCGGACGTAGCGGCCAGCATAGTTCGCTCCCACTCCAAGGCTGGAGCAGTTAATGACCGAACTGGTTGAACCAGCCGTTGCTGCGTTTGTGTTACCAACGGAAGGTCCGTCGCCGTAGAACTCGATTTGCGTGTTCTTCGCCAGGAAGTCGGTCAGGAAGGTGAACGTGATCGGGCTTCCTGGGCCAGCGCAGTTTATCTGCGTAGAGGTCGGGATGTTGTGGTATGCCTCGCCCTCAAACGGCGACCACGGCAGCCACATGGCGAACTTGCTGAACGGGATCTGCTGCCCAGCCCAGCTTGGCGGCTGGATCGTGTACGTCGCGCTGGCTTCGGTTGAGTTGGTGAACGGCTGGCCAACTTCGACAACGCTCTTGCCAGACGAGTTGAGGTAGATGTCGCCGCAGGGCCGCGTCTGCCCAGCGTTGGCACCAGAAGTGCAGGTGATCGTCAGGCCGGTCAGCGTGCCACGGTACGTCGGGCGACGCTCAATACTGATGCGGTGCGGGAGGTCGAAGCAGCGAAGCGTGGTGTCGCCGCCGATCTGCGTGAAGATGAGCGGAGCAGCACCGTTGTTGTTCCAAGTGACCAACGCGTCAGCACTGTCGCGCAGATCGACAACTTGCTGGCCGTTCGACGTAGACACCACGTTGACGGTGTACGGTGTGGTCGAGGACAGCCCGGTCGGCAAGCTGCCTCCAGTCCCAGCCGTGACCAAGACCGTCGCCGGGTACACGTTGCTGTAGAGGTGCTGGCCGTCGAGGCGGAACTGATGGTTGGAACCGTGCAGCAACGCTGCAACCGTGTTCGTTGCAGGCTTCCTCAGGATGACCGAGCCGAGCGTGCCTACGGTCGTGACGGTTTGCCCCGTAGCTTGGGTTGTTACTGGCACCGTAACCAGTGTGTAGGTTGGCCCAGGCGTGCTGCTTAGTGCCAGATTTTGCGACGTAGTGTTCGGGTGAACCCAATAATCCACGTTCGACAGGTACGGCCCAAGATCAGCCGAGATGCGAACTCTCTGATTCACCTCAATGCCATGAGCGGAACCAAACACCAAGGCGTTGGAACCTTGGTTTGCATTACTTGGGGTCGCGGTCGCTTCTGCCGCCACAACCGATTCAACCGTGTATTCGGGCGTCTGCTGCGGGCTTCCTACGAGGTTGACGATCGGTAGGCCGTGAGGCAACGACGGCGCGATGATCTCCGCCGCTGGGTTGCCGCCCGTGCCCATCGTGATGTTGGCACCGCCACGGGTGGCAGCGATGCGAATCACTCCGGTTGCAGCATCGGCGTAGGTGACGATGTAGCGTCCATCGATCGTCACTGCGTTGTTGATAATGCCAGCAAACCGAATCCACTCGCCAACTTGCAGCAGGCTAAAAGCTACAAGGTTCACGGTAAGAACGATGTCGGCAGATCCGTTTGCCGTGGTGACCAAGGAACCCGTCTGCCCATTGTTGTCGAACGCTGGCGAAAGCACCACGACATCCGAGTCCGTCATCGGCTGCGACGCGAGGTGGACGCTGACGATGCCTGGGGCGGCGGCGTTGGGGTCCTTCCCGCTGTAGGCGAGTCCAGGCACCTTCACATCGTAGGTGCCAGCGTCGTTGACGCCGCCCAGCGTGTTGGCAAGCACAACCGTGCTGGTCGTGCCAACCGCGCCGCCCGTGAACGGGTAGATGAACTCCTCGCCGGATTCGGGCGGAGGAGTCATCAACGGGCTGACGTAGACCGTCGTGCCCAACGCCGTGCTGGTGATCGTGTGCTGCCGACCGTCACGCTTGCGCGTCAGGACGATGTTGCGCGGGTTGTATTGCCACTCCAGCGAAGTCACCAGCTTGTCCGCCGTGCTGCCAGCAGCGACCGTGCAGACGCCTGGGTACTTGAAGTTGGTGCTCTTGACGATGTTCGTCTGCGCCGGAAGCGGATCGTAGAACGTCAGCATCCGAACGGCCTGCACCGCCTTGCCCTTCGTGTTGGCTACCTGCCACGGGCGACCCTTCGGCCCATCGCCAAGAACGCCGCTCTGGCGGCCACCGGAGAAGGTGTACGGCAGGTTCAGCACATCGCTGTAGCTGCCCTCCGCGTGCTGGATCGCGTTGACCTGCGGATTGCGCAGCGCGATCTGCAAGTTCTCGTCCTCCCAACTCTGCGCGTCCGCAAAGGGGGCACTGTTGCTCTGACCAATCGCCAACAAGAACTTGCGCTTTGCCACTGGAGTCTCCTTGCCTACAAAAAGAAAGCCCCGCCGCACCACGCGGCACGGCAGGGCCAGTCTTGTCTACCCAGCTACGTCAGGCGGTGAAGCCCGAGGCGTAGAACCGGCGACCGTCCTGCACATCGTGAACGATGGCGACGGTGGCCACGTTGGTGGTCCCGGTGAACGTGCCCGTGGTCGCGGCACGAGCAAAGATGTAGCGCGGAAGCGTGTTTCCGATGCTGCCAGGGGCACCAGCAGGGATCGACGCCTTGTAGGTGCGGCCAGCGTCCAGATGGCCGCTTGCACGAACAAGTGTGTTGGTCAGGTTGGCGATGAAGCCCGCACCCGACTTGTCGGCGTTCGCACCGCCCCACAGCGAAAACACGGCATCGGTGCCACCAGCCCAAGTGGTCGGGATGGAGATGAAGAAGTAAAGTTCCTCGCCGCTCTGAAGATCGCGGGCACCGCCAGCCGTCGCGCCACCAACCGACTGCGTGTCGATGACATCGACGCTGTCATAGTTGGCAGCCGCCGTGGCGTTCGGAGTGGACAGCGTGAGTTGCTGATCGAGAATCATTGGTTTGTTTCCTTTTGGTTGTTCAGGTGGTCAGGTGGATTAAGCCGGGACCGACTGTTCGTTGTTGGTCAGCGCGTCCACCTTGCGGATCGGGATGCCCTGGAACGTCAGCCACGACATCGGCGTGCCGAACTGCGACAGGCCCTTCTCGATGTCGAGAACGCCGTTCGTCCGGTCCATGGCGATGATGCGCAGGCCGCTGTAGAGCGTGCGATTCATGTAGAAGGCTGGCTTGATGCCGCCCCACGACGGGATCTTGTCCATCGCTCGCGCCATCATCTTGATGAGCAGCGTAGCGTCGCCTGCGGCTTGGCCTTCACCCGCAGCCAAGATGCCGCTGGACGAGACGTTGGCGATGCGCACGACGTACCGCCAGTCCTTGACGGCCAGACCCGGCTTCCACTGGAAGCGCGAGACATACGCCTGCATGCGGTTGGTGCCGTCGAAGATCGTCTGGATGCCCAGGTCTTCCTTCATCAGACCCGCGTTGCTGCCCTTCGGGAACGGGCAGTAGACCGTCCGATCCGACCAGCCGACGAGGTAGACCGACGAAAGGTTGTTGGTGCCGCCCGCCCGCAGGACGTTGGTGCCGTTGCCAGCCGAAGCCGAGGTATAGCGATTTTCAAAACCAAGGAACTGCTTGGGGTCCGTGGTGACGTTGCCCTTGAACAGCCCGGTGACGAACGTCTGGTTCATCGACTCGATGAACGCAACGTCTTCGCTCAGACGGAACGAGTTGGTGTTGCCATTCAGCTTGGCGAGGTCAACGTCCATTTCGGAACGCGCCTCGATCATCGCGCACGCCTCGTCCACCTGGGCCGTCGTGCTCTTGCTCGACGGGATGCCCTGGTTCAGAGCGCGGTAGTAGGTCGTGGGGAGGCCAGTACGGATGACAACGCGCTCGCCGGTCGGGAGGTTGCCTTCCTTCCAGACGCAGTCCTCAAGGACTTCGTTGGTCTGGGAGAGAAGCTCCGCAACGTCAGCAATGCTGCCGTCGGGATGAACGCGCTTGGCCCAGTCGGCCAGCGTCAGGTTGGTCTGTGCAAGAGTAGCCATTTCGGATGTTCAGGGGGTCGTGGTTCAGGTCTTGTAGAAGGACTCCGCGATGGAGTTGAAGTCACGCGGGCCAGTCACCTGAGCGGCTCGCGCACTTTTTCCGCCAACGAAATGATCTTCGGAGATCATCTCTCCAGCCTTGCGGAACAACCGCACCATCTCGGGATGGTTGACGAGGCCGGATTCCTTCAGCAACTCCTTCAGCGTGGGCGAAGCCAGTGCCTCATACGCCTTGTTGGCGACTTGGAGAGAAGCCTCCAGCTTTGCGCCGCCGAACTCGGGATCGTTCTTGGACTGGTTCAGCCACTCTGCACGCGCCGTGTCGAGCTTCGCCAGTTCGGCCTGCTTCATGGCAGGTGCCATCTGGTCGAGGATCTTTTGCGCGTTGTCCTTGTTGATGTTCAAGGACTTTGCGAGTTCCGTGTACGTTGACAGGACGCCAGGGTCGTACTCACCCGTGAGGGTGAAGTCTTCTGCCTTGGGGGCAGACTCGCTCTTGGGTTGCTCCGTCGCCTTGGCTTCCTGCTTTGGCGGCGTGGTCTGCTCGCTCTGCTTCGTCGGAGTTGCCTCCGTCTTGGCAGGAGCGGTCGCTGCGGCTTGGCCTTCGTTTGTGGTTGGGGCGGCCCCCGTCAGCATGTCGGTCATTCAGATTGCTGCGCGGCTTCGCGCATCATCAGCGGGTACAGGTCCGAGCAGTGCGTGTTGACCAAGCCCAAGAGTCTTCGTGCTGATTCCCGCTTCCCTTCTTCAAACGCCATCTGGCCGAAGTTGGGGTGGAAAACCGAGTGAAAGACGCCTGCCTTGGCAAGAAGCCGATGCACAATGCGTCGACCCCGCTTGCTGCCCATGAGCCACTTGGCGTCCGCGATCTCGTCCTCTGTGGCTAGTCGCTCGCGCAGTGCTCTGTCTGCATCTGCGGCGCGCTGGCCTTCAAGGTCGAGCGGGTCGTAGTCACTCACGCCAGGACGCTAGGTAAGTCCGGCAAAACCCATGTACCCCGTATGCCATTAGATGACGGCAAGGGCGACCTTCAGGATACGAGCCACCGCGCTCATCCAGGCGTGCTTGACGGCCATCTGGACCTTGATGCGGTGGTGCAGAGCGCGGTTCTGGGCTTCAGCAGTCAAAGCCGCCGTCAGCGATTCGACGTTTTCGCCCCGAGCGATGCGGATTGGTAGTAGTGCCGCGTCCTCGGCCATGGCCATCAGTTCGGCCCGAAGCTGGGGGTCGTTGATCTCCGATTCAAACTCCGCGAACAAGGTGTGCAGCTCGTCGCGGACGATCGACTCGATCTGGTTGGGGACGGCCATCAGCGCACCTCGACGTTCTTCTCGTCAGCCGCAATGCGGTCGCTCCACGCCTGGAGGCCGCGCAAGTGCGTAGCCTTGGCCTGCGCGTCCATCACCGGGTCAGCGGTGACGTAGGCGATCATCATGGGGGCGAACCAGTTGTAGGTCGCCCGGTCGGCGGCGATGCGCTGACGGTCAGGACCGCAGCAGCCAACGAGGAGCAGGGACGCCGCAAGCGCGACACGACGGGCGAGGGTGTTCATTGGTCTCTGTCTTGGAGGAGTGCGATCAGCCGAGCCTCGCGCCGATCGGTGTCGGTGCGCGCTTCAGCCAGGATCTTGTTGACCGTGTCGGCGAAGGTGTTGCTGATCTTGCTCGCCGTCTCCAGGTGCTGCGACACGACGCGATCGTGAGCGACGCGCAGCCGCTCCTCGCGCTGGAGGAAGTACCAAGCCACGCCAAACGCCAAGCCGCCGCTTCCGACGCCCAGCAGCTTGTCCCATGGGATCGACACGAGATCTTGCGCTGGCATTCCTGCTTGGGTGACGATGGCGACGCTGCCGCCTGCGACGATAGCTGCTAGGGTTGAGAGCACGGCGTGCGATAAGGTCATGGCGTCACGTTCAGGGTGATCGTCGTGCGTTCGCTACCTGTCATCCCAGCAGCAACTCGGTCTTTTGTATCCGCGAGGTCGCGGAACGTCACGGTCGCGCTTCCACCGCCACCAGCGACGATGTCGGTCTTTCCAGCCGCGACCGATGTCAGCACGCGCATGATTTGCTCGGCGGAGTAACCCGACTCGATGACGTACTGCCACACCTTGATGGCGAGGTTCTCAGGCGACAGCGTCGTGAACGGCGTGATGTCCCCGGCAAGATTTCCCGTGGCGCGAACCGTGGCCGAGCCAACGAACGTGACCGGCGAGGTGCCGAGCGCGTCGATGATCGCGCCGAGCGTGGTCGGTCCAACGGTGAACGTGATCGACGATTCGCCAGTCAGGCCAACGGCTGCCGCAAGCGTGCCCGACAGCGTCCAAGTCGCCGTGGACGATCCGCTAGCCGAGACGATGAGTTGTAGCTGGGACGGGCCGACCGTGAACGTGATCGAGGTCGAGCCAACGACGTTGCGCCCTGCGGCGACGGTCAGCGGCGAGACGGTGAGTTGCGCTTGCGACGAGACGAACGCCGACAGCGCGCCCGGCGACTGCGGAAGCAGCCACGCGGACGGGTGGCGGTGGCCGGACGGGATGCCGCCGAGGTTGTTGGCGAAGCCTTCGCCTGCGGTGATGTTGCGTAGCTCGGTGCGGCCCCAGAACGCCCGCTGCATGCCCAACGCGCCGCCGCGAAAGCGCAGCGGTAGCGAGGCGAGCGTCGAGGTGTTCTGTTTCAGAGCCATCTCAGCCCCAGCCAAGCTCCAGATGGCCGTAGAAGTTGGTGCTTGCCGCCGTCGCCGCGCCCGCAAAGTACAGCCACACGAGACACGCGCCGTCGATCACGCGAGGCATCGACGGAAGTTGGTTCACTAGGTCGCGCTCGACGGCCACCGCAGCCGTGGTGAGCGGGATCGTCAGCAGCGGGCGGGCAAGGCACAGCGCACCGGTGCCCGTGTTGGCAGCAGAGAACGTAACCGTCGCCACCGTGCTGACGCCAGTGTCACCAGACGCCAGCGGGAGGAACGGCCCGTAGTTGTTCGCCGCCAGACCGCTGTGCGAGATGTGCGGCGTGATCGCGCTTGCCGTCATCGCAACCGTGACCGGTAGCGTGCGGCCCGAGGTCGGAACCGTGTTGCTGTAGCTGCAAGCGATGTTCTGCGCGGTGCCGCCTGCCGTCGCCGTCTGCACCCAGTAGAGGCGGCATCCCACACCGTTGGTGTAGCGCAACGTCGGCGTGCCGGTCAGCGTCTGCGCGCTCGCGGTGTTGTTGCTGATGCCGGGCCAGTAGCCCTGAAGGTCCACCAGCATCAGTTGCGCCGGTACACCAGTCGCCACCGCCGTCACTGCGCCGACGTTGAGCACGTGCTTGGTGTCTGCGGAGACGTTGCCGCCGTGGTAGAGGGCGAAGCCGCTGGCCTCGCTGGTGCTCTGCCACGCGAGCGCGGTGCCGCTGAAGGCGTTGGCGACCGGCGTGCCAGCCAACGGCGAGAAGTCGTACCAGCGGCCAGCGGTGTACGCCGCAGCACCGGTGATCTTGTTCCAGTCGTTGCGGTGGAACTTGCCGTTGGCGGTGATTTCGGAGACCAGATCGTCGAGTGAAGAAAAGCCCATGTCAGCCCCAGATGAACTCCAGTTGCCCGTGGACGATCGTCTCGCCCGTAGTGTTGCCCGCCAGTGCCAGCCACTGAACGAATGCGCCGTCTTCGATCTTCGGTAGCGGCATCGTCTCGCGCCCGAAGTTGCGTTCGACGTTGGTGACGCCTTCCCAGATTGGAAGCGTGAACAGCGGCTTGCACAGCACGATGTTCACAAACCCGCCGATCGCCGCCGACAGCGTGACGCTCTCGATGCTGCGGATGCCTCGATCGCCAGATGCCAGCGGGATGAACGGCGACAAGCCGTTGATGCTCGCGCTCGTGTTGGTGACGCTGACGCAAGTGCCGATCACGCCGCTGCCGTAGAGCGAGAACGTGCTTGTCCGACCGCTTGTGCCCGCGTGGTTCGTGTACGAGATCGTGCAGGTTGCGGTTGCAGCGAGCGTGCCGGGGACCTGCACCACGACGAACGCCTGCACGCCCATCCCATCGGTGTAGCGCGTCAGGCTCGCAGTGTTCGTCGTGGCCTGCGGGTCTACCGAGTCGCCGTCGATCAGCGGGTACAGGCCAAGGTAGTCGGCGAACAGACAGGTCATCGGTGCCTGGTTCGTCGCGCCGACGCGCATCTGCGCGGCGAGCACGTGCTTGCTCATGCCAGAGCCAGGAGTCGGCCCGGCGTAGATAGACAGGTTGCGCTGGCCGATCAGCGGCGTGAACTCCAGCACGTTGCCGATGTACGCGTTGTAGCTTGGGTGCCCCGCGCCGATGCTGCGGTCGTACCATCGGCCCGCGCCCGTCGTGTTGAACGCAGGCTTGTAGACCTGCTGCGCGTGGTAGCGGCCCTGCTCGACCGCCGTAGCGATGTCTGTGACGCTACGGATCACGAGGCTCCTCCATCAGTAGCACCTGCCCAGACTCGTGCGTGCTGCACGGCCCGACTTGCCCGGTGGCTTCGTCGTAGGCGAGTAGCTCGTGACAGTGCGCGCAGACGTACATGTCAGTCCAGGGTGATGACCAGCGCGCCCGCTGCGAACTGCGGCTGCACGCCGCTGACGATGGTGAGCGGCGACGCCAGCGCGCCGAAGGCGATCATGGTGTTGACGCCGAGAGTCACGCCGTCATCGACGCCCACGCTGAAGTGCGTCACCGTCGCTGTGCCGCCAGTCGAGGTCGGGAACTGCACTGCGGCGGCGTTCGTCACTTGGTTCGCCGCCACCGTCCAGCTTGCGTTGCGAGCAACGGAGATGCGAGCGTAGCCGGTGTACGCGGCTTCGCTCGTGGTCTGGTCGCCCGCCTCGCCAGGGCTGGCATTGTGCAGCGCGACCCACAGGTGGCCATTGGTCGCAGACTTGTCCAGCCCCGTGCCATCTCCGATGTTGGAGATGGCCACGTTCGTGAACAGATGCGCCAGCACCGCGTTCTCGTAGTCGTTCGAGAAGCTCATCAGTCCACCGTGACGGTAAGCTGGGCAGCGGCGAACTGCGGCTGGATACCGGCACTGATCGACAGCGACGCGGTGAGCGCGCCCTTGAAGACGAGGTTGCCGCCGCCGCTCAGATCCGTGCCGATCCCGAAGTGCGTCACGGTCGCGCTGCCAGCCGTGCATTGCGCGAACTGCACCAGCGCGGTGTTGCTGACCGTGCTGGCCGATCGCGTCCAGCCGCCCGCCGTGCGGTTGACGGCGACGCGGGCGTAGCCCGTGTACGACGCTTCGTTGGTGGTCTGGCTTCCTGCCTCGCCTGGGTCTGCGGTGTGCAGCGAGATGTAGAACGACCCAGCCGCCGCCGAGTTCTGGAGGCCACTGGCGTCGCCGATGTTGGCCCAGTCGGTGTTCAAAAAGATCAGCTCCAGCAAGGCGTGTTCCGCTTGGTTCGTCATCGACATGGTGTCACCAGCCCGAAGGCATGTACGAGTTGAGTTCTAAGTAAGTCCGCATCCCGGCCTTGGTCGGTTCCGTCAAGATTCCCTTGCCGGTGCCCGTGATGTCCATGCCGAGCTTGTCTGTGCCAAGTGACCCTGGCGGGATCGGCGACACTCCGCCGCTTGTGTCTACAGGTTGCCGCAAGAACCCAAGCCGCTCGACTTCACGGCGCAGCGCGTCGCCAGCGTATTCCTTGCGCTGGTCGCGGTAGCCGCTTGAGAAGTCTACGGGCTGGGCCATGTCACCAGAGGAGGCTTATTCGGCTTCCAGCCCCATAGGTCGCAATGTTAATCTCGCGGATCTTGATGTACGGCAAGAAGATGTTTTGCCCTGCGGCAAGCACCACTTGAATTTCGCTTGCAGCATCTAGTCCATCAATGCGGAGGTTTACAGTACAAGCTGCGGCAGCGTACATGTAGAAGCCGTTTGCCGGAGTGCTTGGAGTCTTGACGCCTGACGAGGTGTAGCTTTCGCAGTAGCTGAAAACGTGCGTGCCAGTTGGAAGAACAGCAAAGGCTGGAGCGGTCATACTGGTGTAGTGGGGTTCGCGTTGTAGCCAGAGAACATCGCCATGACATCCGTGAGCGCACTCGGCTCCGTGGTCTTGGCGGCAGCAAGGTTCTTCGCGGTCATGGCCGACTGCTGCATTGCTGCGGCCTGTTCCTTCTGGGCCATCGCCTCGTTGCGCGCTTGGCGCAGGGCTTGGGCCTGTTCGGTTGCGATGATGATGTTTGGATCGACGCCAAGCATGTCGGCGTAGCGATCGACGAGGATGTCGCTGTTGATCTTGTCGAGAACCTCGGGCTTCATCTGCGCGATTGCTCCGACGTTGCCGATGAAGCGATCGACCGACGAGCTACCTACGGCGCGCTGCGCCTGGGCCAGCACCGAGACGAACTCGACGCCAAGGTCCGTGCCAGCAAGCTCGGGCGGCGGCGGCGGGATCAGGTTCTGCGCCAGCATGGCATCGAACGTGAGATCGACAAGCGGCTCCAGCAGTTCGGTCTGCAACCGCTCCATAACCGGGCCGAGCATGAGCAGCTTTTCTTCGTGCCGCTCTTGGATCTCGCGTGCGGTCATGTTGCTGCGCATGTCGTTCTGCATCATCAGGAACAGGTCTTCGTAGAATGACCGTCCGATGCGTGAGCGAACATCTTGGATGTCGTTTAGCAGGTACTGAAGGTTGATGTTCGTCTCAAACGATGTGCGGATGCCGTTCTGCTGCGGAGCGTCGTGGAACGTCACGCCACCGGGCAGCATGTTGACGGCGCGGCCCTGCATCGACGTAGGAGCCTGGAGCGGCGGCTGCGTCTGGTAGTCGATGCCCTGAGCCTTGCGAAGCTGCTCATGCTGAAGCTGGCGAATGTCGGGCAGGGCCTCCATGCCTGGGCCGTTGCCGTAGACATCGTTGCCGGTGACCGACCAGCGCGGCGCGAGAACTGGGAACTTCTCGAAACCCGACTCGCGCAGCATGACGGGGTTGTTGTTGCCCGTTTCAAAGTAGCAACTGCGGTACGCCATGTTGAGGCGGTCGCCCTTTCCTGGGTCGCGGTCATCTCGCGGCTCGATGCAGTGGATGACGGTGACGGGTGCTTCCAGCGTGCCACGGTCGTACAGCGTCTTGACCGACTGCGAGCAGTTCTCGTAGCCGAACTCGCGCACCACTTGCGAGACGGTCATCTCAAACTCGCGGTAGAACACGTTGACATGGCTCTTGGCATCTTGGGAGATGCAGAACTCGCCAACGGTCACCGGGTACAAATGGATGACTTTCTGAGGATCTGGCAGCAGGATGCAGCTTGCGGTTCCGAACGCGCCAAGCTCCTCGTACATCGTGTGCAGTGCGCGGTAGGTGTTCGTGCGTTGGAACACGCGCAGCATGCGTTGCTGGACATCTTCCAGCCAGATTTTGACCGCGTGATAGTTGTTGAGGTCTGGGTCAGGCGACGCCAGCTTGAACCACGGGCGGGCTGGCGAAGTCGCTCCAGCCATCAGTCCCGATGCGAGCGTGCGAAGGGCGCGGGTGGCGGTGTTGTCGTAGACGTTGCCAGCGCGCTTGTTGCCCTTGTTGCGGTCGGTGGTGTAGTAGCGACCGGACCACGGAAGCAGGTAGTCCGTGATTTCCTTCCAGTGCGTGTCCCACGACGTACGGTCGGTCTTGAGTGCGGAGTACCGCTCCTGCAACCGTTGTCGGTGGGATCGCTTGTCCACTGGTCACTCCCCCAGCAGTCGGTTCTTGCCGATGCGCGAGTTGTCGGAGGTGGCTCCGCTGCCTTGGCCAAGGAGCGTGCTGGATGCGCCGCGTCCCATGGCTCCCTGCTCGCCGGTCAGCAGGGATGCGACATCAGGCGTCTGGGCCTGCTGCTTTTTGCGCTCCATGGCGGCCAGTTCGCTTTCGCGCATCGCCATGCCTTCGGCTTGGGCCTGCGCCTGCTTCTGGAAGCTTAGGCCCTTCTTCTGCTGCTGGCGGGCTTGGTTGGCTTGGTACGCTTGGGCACCAGAACCAAGGGCTGCGACGCCTGCGCCGATAAGGATTGCGGTTGAAGTCGCTACGGGCATGGTTACCTGATGTATGCGTTTTCGATGTGTTTGTAGCCGAGACGTTCGATGAGGTTCCCGGCGCGCTGCCCCATCTGCGGGATGCTGCTCATCACGGTGTGAGTAGCGTTCTGCTGCTCGGCCCACTCCTCAAAGTCGCGGACCATGCGAACGGCGGTCATGCCGTGCCGGTTGCCGGGCTTCATCCACCAAGCAAGCTCGGTGGCGCACAGGGTTTCTGGTGCGCACCACATGGGGGCGACCATGCCAGCCAGCATCCCGACCAGCGATCCGTCGAGCGACTCGGCGACGATGATGACGCCTTGGTCGATGACGTTGGTCAGCACCGACTGAAGCTGATCGTCCGTGATGACAACGCCGCGAAGAACCGGGTGTGCCGCGATGAACGGCCTACCAAGTTCGATCAGGGCTGCGATGTCATCATGGGTTGCTCGGCGCATCAGCACGCAGCGACGCTAGGTACGACTCTCAAAACGGATGTACCCCGTCATCTTTCCATGCGCAGTACGTCGTAGGGGTCGTACTCGGAAGATTGGTTGAGGTTCTTGCGCCAGTCGGCCAGCAGCGTGTTGGTCTTGACGGTGTCGATCAGGGCCAAGACGAAGGCGGTGCCGAAGTCTGGGGATCTGCCGATCTTGTCCATGACCTCTTCGCGGGAGGCGACGGCGATGGTGGTGCCGGAGGACTTCCAAGTGGGAGCGCACAGATCGGCCATGAGGCGCGGGTCCGGCGGCAGGCAGATGCCGGTGTTGTTGACCGGGTCGAGGGCTTCGCGCATCCGCCACCACAGTTCGGAGCGGTAGTTCTTGAACTGAATGCGGCCCGACTTGTCCATGCCGCGTGCGGACTCGGCCACGTTGACGCCGATGGTCTGGTGTCCCATCTCGCGCAGGAAGTCGTACGGGCTACTGCCGACGCCGATTACGTCGATGTGGATTGGGGCTTGGTCGCGCTTGGCGGCCATGGTCAGGGCGGCGACCGTAGGGCCGTCAGGCGTCGCGCTGCCTGGGTAGACCAGCGGCTGGTTGAACCACATGCCGTGTCTGCGGGCGATGATGGTTTGGTCGCGGCCACCGCGAGCTACGTCTACGCCGAGGCTGGTCATCTCTTCCAGCTTGTCGGGCATCTTCCAGCGTGCCTGGGCGGCTTCGACCCAGGCCGTGGGGATTACCTGCCAGGGATCGTCTTCCATGCCTGCCGAGAAGTCGCCGTGCAGCATTTGGCTGCGCAGCGGCTCGGGCATGGACTGAAGCTGGGCCATGTACCCGGTGTTCATCAGGTACGGGTTGTCCGAGATGCGGGACGGGATGAAGGTCCGGCTCTGCGGGATGATCTTCTCCGCGCCGTGCGTGAACGGATGTCCGTTTTCGACCTCGCGCTCCTTGCCGTCCACCACCGCGAAGTACCGGATCTCGCCGGGCTTGGCTGGGTTCTTGTGCTTCTTGTCCAGCCAGGGCGCGAAGTATTCGACCACCCAACGTCCTTCTGCCGTCGTGGGCGGGTTGAACGTCATCAGTGCCCTGGTGCGCTGCCTGGGGTCCGTGGTGCGCAGCCAGCCCAGCAGGAACCGCACAGCGTCCATGCGCATATTCGACGCCTCATCGAACACCAGCAAATCGTGCGGGCGGCCCTGGTACTTGCGTTCCTCGCCGGGCGTCGGAAACGACCCGAACTCGATCTGCACCGGCACACCATCCGGTCGCGTGATCCGCCAGATGCGGTCGTTGACGTTCAGCCCGTCCCGACCCTTCAGGATCTCGCTGATGCGGTCGATGACGCCGACAAGCTCGGTTCCGTTCTGGCGGAAGATGCCGACCTTCTGATGTTGGGTCATGGCAAGCCCAACCGCGAGGTCGGACTTGCCACCACCAGCCGCGCCGCCGTAGCCCGTTACATCCGCCTTGCTGTAGTACGCCAGCGACTGCGGGCCGGGCAGCGGCCTCCACAAGACCTTGTCCTCCTGAAGCAGCTTGTCGAGTTCCGCGAGTTGTTCGGGACTCAGCCGCTTCAGGACTTCAGGGTCAATCGCTGTCACTGTCTTCGTCCAGTAGTTCGCGGAGCTTTCTTTCGGCTTCGTCTGCGCCCTTGAAGGCGATTACCGAGAGGCCCGCATTCTGCGCCGCCTTGTTCCTCATGTCCACTTGCTCGTTCACCCATTCCTGCAAGTGGTTCGCCGCGTCGTTCGTCGCCAGCACCCATGCGTACTTCCGTTGGCCCCCTTTCGCCGTCACGCCGCCGCCAACCAAGTTGCCGCGATCGTCGTAGTCCGCGAACGGCATCGCCAAGTTTTCGATCATGCGCTCAACCGCAGCAGGCAGCACGCCCAGGAACTCCTTCCACTCTTCGTTCGTCCAGTCGACCCACGGGTATCGATCATCCATTTGCGTCTCCCAGTAAATGCACCCCAGGCGGCTTACACCGCCCAGGGCACAAGGTCGGTTAACCCGGTCACGATGGAACACCCACCGCAAGACCGGGCTGCAAGGCAACGTACACGAACTGCCACTACAGTGCAAGCAGTTCTGCTACTTACGCTGCGAAGGGCTGAAGCCGTAGTCGGATCTCCTGCATGACGGCCTTTCCGTGCGGATGTCCGCTGTAGGTCGAGATTTGCTCTTTCAGGTACGCCACAACCGTCTCAGCGACACGCTGGACGCTCTCGCTGCTCTCCGCAGCTACCTTCTGCACCGAAGCCTGATCGCCCCGCATTCGGCCCAGCCAAGCCCTTGCCTGCGATCTCCAACAGTTCCGACGCTCCATCCCCAACGCCGCTCGATCCCGAGCCGCTTGATCCGAAAAACCACTCTCACTTGCTGCGTCCATCTACTCTCCTACGCACTATTGCGTATTCACTTTTGGGGTCAAAATATGGTAGAGACCGTAACCTTCACGCCCCCAGTACGCAACCGCTAGAACATCCACTCTGAATCTGCCCTGCTGCGAGTCTCACGCTCTCAGCACCTCCGCTTCTCTCCCCAAGAGAAACTCCACACGGGCAACTCCGAGTCTACGGATTGCGAACATGCAGCGATCCCAACGGGATCGAGGAGAGCACCTCTCCTACACAAGCAGGCCGCCACGCTGACGGCAGGCCACTTGCTGCAAAAGCCACTGCTCGGCTCCGAGATTCACAGCATCCGGCGCACGAACAGCACAACATGATGCCAAGAACTCTGTTCTGAACAGAACGATCATGGGGGGGCTATACCCTCCCCATTGGGGGGGCATTAGGGGGGCTATAGCGAGGGCATCCAGCAGGTACATCAGCGAGACAAAGAACCACGGCAACCCCAGTTTTTAGAAGTAGGGGGGTCTGTTTGGTAGAACTGCCGAAAGGTGGGGGGAGTTTGGTTTTAGGAAGGGAGGGGGTAAACAAGCGCGCAAGCGGGCGAAAAGGGGGGTACCCCCACCCCACCCCCCTGGGTGCGCGCTCCGCCTGGGCGCGGGCGTCCCGCCCTGGTTGCCGCGACGGCATGCGCGTTGCCCGCTCCCCCTGGCGGGCTTGCGCCGACGGCATGCGTTGCGCCCCCGGCGGATAGGGGGGGCATGGCGGGGGCAATGGGGGGGGCATGGCGGGGGCATGCGCCGCGCCCGACCGCCAGACCGGCACGCTACCTAGCTGGCGTCGCCTTCGCTGGCTTTGCCTTGCTGTGCCGCGCTCGCGAGGATCGCCGCGATCTTCGCCGCCCGTTCGGCGTCCGTCACGACAACCGGCGCGGCGGCATCCCCGGCGTGCGTCACGCGGCTTGCGTCCCCGTAGGTGGCAGGTGCCCACGCCTTCGCCAGCCAACGCATAGTGTCCACTTGCAGCCGCCGATGCGCGACATCGTCCGGATGCTCGCTAGCTGTGCGCGCCGTCGCCAGCGTCGATTCCGCCAGGGCCTCTGCGCCGATCCGTCGGGCTGACCGGAACTCGGATTCCAGCCCAGGGTCGCCAGCCAGGGCGCGCCATACTTGGCGAGTGGTCGCCGCCCCCGGCGTGCGAGCGTAGGAATCGACGGTTCCGCCTTCCGCAACGTGCGAAAGCAGGGCGGCCCGAACATCGGGCGCAAGCGCAGACTCGTAGCGGCGATCGGTGGCCATAGCGGCCACCGTGACGGCGGCGCGGCGGGGCGAGGTATCCCGCGCCGCCGCTAGGCTAGGGGCGCACTAGGGGCGGACGAACGGCAGGGCGTGGCGAGGTCATGCGTCCCCCCTCGCGAACCGCAACGCATCGGCGACGATTGCGGCGTCGAGGTCCGGCTCGCCCGTCGGTTCGACATCCATGCGCACGGCGAGGGCGCGTAACGGCATGAGTGCGAAGGCGACGGCGCACGCGGCACATAGCGGCACGGCGACGGTTCCGCCGGGGCCGTGCCGCATTTCGTCGCACAGGTGGACAACGGCATGCGCATCGTGCGAGCACCGCCCGCCGAGGATGGCGTCGGCGGCGCACGGGACGGGGGAAACGCCAAGCAAGGCGTGACGGGTTTTCGGTTCTTGCATCATCATCCTACCTACTCCGCGCCCAGGTGAACCGCCCCCGCCGTGGGCGCATCCGGCGGGGCGTGTGGAAACGTGGCCTACGGGTTGCCGCCCGTCAAGGGGGCGAAATTGGACGCGCAGGCACCATGCGCCGCGATCGCGACGTGCGGTTTGCGCGTCGATGCGCCGTCGCAAATCCGGCACGCGGCGCAGGTAGTCCCATGCGTCACCGCCGGGCAGGGGACCACGCGTCGCGCCCCTTCCTCGCCCGGCATGAATCGTGGCATGGCAGCATCGTCCGGCACCACAAGAAAGGCGCGCCAACCCTGCGCCGCCGCTTCTGCGGCTTCTGCCACCGAATCGCAACTCGCCATGCAAAGGCTCCGCAGGTCCGGGCGCGTTCGCCATTGGTGCGTGTAGCCTGTGCGCGGCACGCCAGCGGCGGCGGACCAAACGGCGGCAGGGACGGCCCCAGGGTCACCGTATGCGCCGATCCGCAGGGGGACCGGATGCCACGCCACTACGTCGGCCAGCGTGGCCACCGGATAGCGGCCCCGCCGCCACGCCCGATACACGGCGAGCGGGGCCTGCCCGACGTTGACGTAGCACGACCGTTTGCGCCCCTTTGCCTTGTCCCCCCGATGGAAGCACGCGCCGCATATCGCCGCATCGTCGCCGGACCGCACCGCCGCGACGGGGTCCACATCCTGGCGGATGATCCAAGTTTGCAGCATCGCGCCAGTCTTGCGGTTGAGCGACCGCAACGTCACGATGACAACGACGGGCGCACCGTCGATCACGCTGGCACCGCGCCACACTTCATAGCCGGTCGGTGTCACGGTGCGCCCCCTTCCGCATCGGCGGAGAACAGGGAGCCAACGGGCACGCCAAGGGCGCGGGCGATCCGCGCCACGGTATCGGCGCGGGGCGTATCCTCGCCCCGTTCGATCCGGCCCCACGCCACCGGGTGAACCCCGGCGGCATCGGCGGCGGCGCGTTGCGTCATCTGGCGGGCGATCCGGGCGGCGCGGATGGCGCGCCCCATGGGGGAGCGGGGGCGCATCAGTTCGCCCCCCCCGTCGCCAGCAGCAGCCGCAGGGATTCCCGCGCCATCGTCGCCAGCGGCCCGCGTAGGTTGCTTTCGTCGCGCCCGGCGGCGGTCCGCCCGGCACGATGCGTCGCGTAGTACGTCACGGCCTGCCACGCCCCGTAGCGCGTGCCCGGTTGCGCCCCCGGCGCGGACTCCCACGCCCAGGAAAGCGCGTCACGCGCCTTCTGCGCGTTCGCCCTGGCGCGCCAATTCGTGTCCCCGTCCGCCGCAACCGGCATCGGCGCGATTCGGTCCAGGATGATCGAACGGAACTCCGCCCAAGCCATTGGGCGCGCCACAAGCGAACGCCATGCCTCCGCCGATTCCTGCCACGCCACGGCGGACCGTTCAAGGTGCGCCCGCACCGCATCGAACCGCGCCGCAATGCTGCGCGTATGCCGCATCCGCGCCCCGCGCCCGGTCCGGTGCGCCGTCTGCCAAGTGTTCCAGCACACAACATTGACGGCGGAATCGACAACGGCCAGCGCGGCGGAACCGTCATGCGCGTCTAAAAGGGTAAACCGCTGTTCCACGGGTTGGCCCTTCACAATTTCCAGCGTGCGCCCGGTCACGCGCCCTTGAATCGCCACGCGGCGGCCTCCGCCGAATTGCATGGCGCGAAGTTCGGCGACCGCGCCGCTATCCGCCAGCCGGTCAGCCAGCGCGCATAGGTCGGCGTGCGAGACGCCAGCGTATCCGGCGCGGACCGCGCCCAGGGGCGCGCCGTTGTCGGAACGGACGATCAACCGGAAGCCTTCCGCCCGCGCCGTTGCGTCGGTGCCGGGGAACGGGTAGAACGGCACGACCGCCAGCGGCTCCCAGGAGCGGAGAACGGCCAGCGGATCGGCGGACAGAACGGAAACGGTCGATTGCATCCTAAACCCTACCTTGCTTGCCCCCGATGCGGGGGCGGTTGCTAATGCGGCGGGGCGAAGTGCCCAGCGCACCGCCCCACGATAGCAACCGCGCCCCACGGTGCAACCCCCTAGCTGCAATTCTAGGGGCGATAGTGTCCCGCAACCCTGCTGGGGGCGGACCGATCGCCCGCCCCCGCGAAGCATTACGCCAACCGCCGCCGCGCCGCCGCCATCATGCGTGCATACCCGGCGCGCAAGGCTTCGTACCCGGCACGCCATTCTTCCCGTTCGGCCTCGTCGGCCTCGTTGTCGCCGCCGGAGAAAAGCACCCCGGCATCATCGGCAGCCCCGCCGATCATCGCCGCCGCCTCACGCATGGCGTCCAGAATCGGTTCCCAGTCGTCCGCACAATCCAGTTTGCGCTTCTTCATCGCACCTACCTTGGAAAAGAACTCGACGCACGGCATGCGCGCCGAGGCCACGGTATCCACCGCGACGCTAGCCATTGTACCATAACGGTTTACGCTGTCAATACGAACAAGTGCTTAGGTATGTGTACCGGGTTTGTAACGGCCCGCCCGATGTTCGGTTTCCGTTCGTTCGCCCTTCGTTCGTTCGGTTTCCGTTCGTTCGCCCGCCGTTCGTGCGGCATTCTTCCCGGCGTCGCCGCCGCGCTCCAGGCCGTTTCCGCCTCGCGCCGAGCCGTCCAAATACTCCCGGCGTACGCCGCCACCAAGGGGAGTTACGGCTGGCTTTTTTCCCTTCTCCTGCCGCGCCAGGGCCAGGGCGGCAGCTATTCGGCACAGTAGCCGACTGCGCACGCCGTCCCGCGCCGCCAAGGGGAATGACGGCCCGGCTATTTCTTAGCGGGCGTCGGGCGCGGGAAGATGCCCGGTCTGCCCTGCGGCGGGATGCTCACGATCCAGTTGGACGAGCACCGCTTGCACTCTCTGGCAACCTTGTGTTCTCGCTCGGTGGCGAAGACATCTTTGAGTTGCCGTCCGCACTTGGGACAGTTGATCGCTCGTAGCTGCATATCTGCTTGTAGGCCACTACGGTGCAGTTGCGCCGCTCGTAGGCCAGGATCTTCTTGACGGTGATGGGGGTCAACTCAAACTGCGCGCTAAGGCGTCGCCAGCCGAGTCCGTACTTTTCGTGCAGGTCGCGCAGCTTCTGGACTAGGCTGTCCGACAGCTTGGCGCGGTGGTGATGCTGACCGCAGATCCGCCCCTCTTGGTTGAGGGCCGCTCGTACAACGCCCATGGAGTGCTCCCCGCCACAACGGCTAGGTTGTCGTGGCAGGACGGGCACACCGACAGCACCCCCCGCACACGGCGGACGTACACGGCGAGGCCCTGCATGCGTTGGCCGCAGGCTTCGCAGATGTCGCTTTCGTCCATGTGGGGGAGTATCGGGCGTTGGCGGTTCAGCGCAAGGACTAGCCTTCTGCGGGCGTGTCTTGGTCCATCGGCTCCTGCTGCACCTCGACGCCGATCTTGGCGCGCAGGGCCTCCATCGGGCTGACCGGCGCGGCGGCGACGGGCGCGGTCGCCTGCTTGAAGTCGAACGTCTCGTCATCGGCCTCGGTGACAGCGTCGATGTCCGCGCTCGACGGCAGCCGCTTCATCAACCGGCGCAGCACCGTCTTGCGGGCCATCTCCTCGTACCACTGGACCCACGGGCCGCTATCGCGTGCCTTGCTGACGTTGCGGATCTTCTCGATGTCCTCGACGGACATGACCTCGCGGTAGATGCCCCCGTCCCTGGTCTTGGCGACAGCGTAGGCGGCGATCACCAGCCCACGCGGCCCGTCGAGGCGCGGCTTGTGGACGATCTTCTCATCGTCGCCAAGCTCGTACTCAAACTTGTCGTTCTCATGCGCGGTGTGCGCGCTGATCGACAGCAACTCGCCCGAGTTGCGGAGCTTTTTCAGCAGCCCGCCAATCATCGGCATGTACTGGACCTTCGGCCCCTCCTTGGTGCGGAAGATGACCGGCGCGGCTTCGCGCCCGTCCAGCAGCAGCCCGTCCTGCGCCGCCTTCATGGCGGTGGCGAACAAACTGCGCCGGTCGGCGTTCAGCAAGTCGGGGTTCATCTGCACCGTGGTCACCACAGTACGGACGAACTTCTGGACTGGAATCTGCGGCGGCAGGGCCACCGCGAACTCCTTGTCCATCGCCTTCAGCGTCTCGCGGAAGGCTTCGATCGGGGCAAGCTGGCGGGCCTGCGGGGGAACGGTCTGGGGAACGTCTGACACGGTCACTTCTCCTTCTTCGGGGTGAATCGGAACGAGCGGTAGCCCTTGCGGCCACCGATGGGCTGCCCGACCATTTCGGGCGTGATGAACTTCGGCGGCACGGCTTCTTGGTAGCCGCAGGAGATCGTCCCGCAGCGGCCAACGACCTTGCCTGCTGACTGCGCCGCGTACAGCAGCTTGGCTTTCAGGCTGTCCACGGCTTCCTCGGCGGCGGACAGGCGGAGTTGCGCGTCGCGCAGCATCTCCATGTCGGCTTCCATTGCGTCGGACGCCTTGACGATCTCGCCGCTGCTGCCGTTGCGCAGATGCGAACGGATGAACTCGCCGTCCTTGGCGTAGTCGGCCTTCGGCTCTTCGCCAGCGTCGATGCTGGCCCAGAAGGCGATCACCATAGCCTTGATGCTGTCGGCGACCTGCGGATCGGGCGTGCGCAGAAGCACCTTGCTGCTGTTGCCGCCGACCAGCGGGACGATGGCCCCCCACGACAAGCCCGACACCATCAGTTGCACCTGAAGCTGCAACTCGATATGGGGGGGTGCTTCGATCTGGTCGCCGATCTCGCTCCACTGGTCATCGAAAATGCGGCGATCGACGTTTTTGATCTCCATCAGGCCGAGCTTGCCGTCGTGCATCGCTTCCCAGTCGAAGGACGCGCCGAGCCGAAGCTCGGGCACGCGCTGGTAAATCTTGCGCGGCTGCGCAGTCCAGCCGTTGTCCTCGGCAACGCCTGCGGCGATGGCCGCTTCCAGGCGACGGCCCCAGCGCATGCGCTCGGTGTCGGGCTTGGCCTCGGCCATGGTCAGCCGCTTGCGGTGCCATAGCTCAAAACGCGAGGTGTACGGGGACAGGCCGTAGAGAGCGGCGACCTCGGTGGAGGTCAGGTCACGGGCGCGGGCATCCAGCCACGCCTGCTCGTCGGTGATGTCGAAGTGTTCGCGGATCATCCTACTCGTCTCCGTCCATGCAATCGCATGGTGCTTGGGGTTCAGGGAACTTGAATGTCATCTGCTTGTCCTCGGCCAGCGAGGACCATTTCCAGTTGCGACCCAGCCCGGCCACGGTGTGGGTTTCGGCGTTCTTCTCGATGGCGACTGCGCGCTGGTACAAGTCTGGATGCTTCTCCATCAGGTCGCGGATCTCAGCCCTCCGCATCGCAGGGCAAAAGAAGCAACTCGACTTCGGCGGGATCGGCAGGCCAGCCGCTTCGATCACGGCGAGGCAGTCCTCGCGGTCCCAATTCCACTCGACCAGCGGGTAGCGGTACACGAAGTGTTCGTCAGGCGGCAGCTTGGCGCGCTTCGTCTCCCCTGCGTCGATGCCGATGATGCGCGTGACCTTGATGCCTTGCGCCAGCAGGGCCATGCTCGGCTCGTACTCTTGGCGCAGGAAGCGGTCCATCGGCTGCCGCTTCCACTTCACGCTGCATCCCTTGAAGCCGTAAGCCAAAGATGGAAGCTCCTTGCGGCGCAAGCAGTTCTCCTCCAGCGTCTTGTCGCCCGACGCTGGTTGGTTGCGCACGGTGACGCACTTGATGCCGTGGCCCTTCAGCCATTCAAACATCAGCTTGATGTGGTCGTAAGTCTCGGGCCGCTCGCCGCCCGTGTCGGCGAACATGACAAGGTCCGGCAACTCGCCGCGAGTTACAAGGCCGACGCACACAGCGACGCTGTTGACGCCGCCGCCGTAGCTGACCGCCGAAAGCGTCACACCACGCTCTCCTGCGGCATGGCAGACGCTTCGATCGCCGCGAGCCGGGCGATGCGAATGGCGTCGCTTGCCAGCGTCACGGCTACGCAAATGCGTCCAGCGGCGTCTCCACGATCGAAACTGCTTTTCAGATCGTTCGTGAGGATGTACGGCTCAACTTGGTTGAGGAACTCCTCGATGTCGCGCAGCTTCTTGGCAAGCTCTAGCACGCCTGCACCTCCTCGGCGGCTTCCTTTTCCAGCCGATCAAGTGTCCAGACGATGTGGAGAAGCGCACTCTCGGCGGTGTCGATGTAGATCGACAGCCGACCTGAGACCCACTCCTTGTGCGAAAAACGCAGCGGCAACAGCATGTCGTGCTGTTGGCTGATGCCCCACTTGTTCAAGGCTTCCTTAGCCGTCACCATCGCTGCGCGAAGAGCGTCGCGCATCGCCTTTGCTTCTTGGGGTGTCACCATGTCGAGGGAGAGACTAGCGAAGTTTTCGGCGGTTGCAAGTGGAAGATCCCGAAAACGCCGGTAGGGGTAGGAGGATCATGGATCAACTGCCGACTCTGACCGACCTTCTGGCCCGCATCCCCGGCTCTTGGAGCCACGTTGCCAAGACTTGCCACCTGTCCCAGCGCGCCCTGTACGACCTTCGCATGGGCTTCGTGCCGCCTGCTCGGATGCGGCGGGCGACCCTACACGCTCTTTCGCAGGCCGTTGGGGCGACGCCCGACGAGGTCATTGCCGCGATCGAACGGCAGCTCGCCAAGGCTACTTCGTCGGCTTCTCCTTCAGACCTTTGATGTCTGATGAGAGAACGGCGGGTGACGTTCCTTTTTTGAGCGGACTGGCTGTCCTGGCATGTCGAGTTCGTGAACGTGGACCTCAACGCCCGTCGCTCCACCGACGCGGGCGTACCACTTCGACGCCTGCACCATGGCCACAAGGCAATCGTCGGTCCACCACTCCGACATCGCATCGAGCACGGCTTTGGTGAGGTTGTCTACGTCCGGCTTGAAGATGTGCGGGCGGTGGATCTCGTCCTTGTACGTCCTTGTGCTCAAGCTCTTCGGGCGTGGCATGGCGAAGAGCAGTCGGACGTAGACCGGGCCTGTGAGGATGCTGCCCGGCTTGTATTGCGCGCCGACCCTGCGCACGCACGCCTTCCACTCGTCGGCGTCGTTCGGCGTGTAGATTTGGATGAAACGTCCCCGGCGCGTGGCCTTGACTCGCGGCTGGGCGACGGGGATGCCTGGGACAAAGAATCTGTAGCTCACTTGGTCGCGTCGATCTCCGCCTGGATCTTCGCACGCTCCCAGTGCGTCGCGCAACGGTCTAGCTCGGCGTAAAGCTTCATCAGCTTCACCGTGCGCAGAGCTTCTTGGATCTCTGCCGTCTCGGTGGCGTAGACGTTGCCGCGCTGCGTCTTCATCGTGCGGCTGCACTGCGAGGAACAGAAGCCGCCTTGCGAAGTGGCGGGCAGGATCTCGCCACACTGCATGCAGTAGCGGTTGCGGAAAACTTTGCGCATGGTCACTTCGCCCTCCCGATGTCGGTCGCCGCGATCTCCAGTTGCTTGAGCACGCGGTCGGCGATGAACGTCGGCATCGTCAGCACGGTCACGGCTGCGATGCCATCCGGCGTCGCGGCGTCGATGTCGATGCGCCCGACACCGCCAAATTTGGCTAGGTCGAGGCTGCGCATCACGGCGACGAGAAGGGCGTTGTCGGCGGTGCTCACTTCTTCCCCTTCGCCGCGAGCGCGGCTTCCCTTTCCATGACGTACATTGTGACCCCAGGCACAACGCGGGCAGTTAGCGCAGCCGCGAACTGCTCGGGAGTCAGCACGATCTCCCAGCATGTGATGGGATCACGCCTGGATTTCGCCTGGATTCGGTACTCGGTCGAGTTCGGCGACTCTCCCCTGACCACGACAACATCCACGGTGACCTGAGAGCGTTTCACTTCTTCCCCCTCGCCCTCTTGGGCTTGACCGGCTCGATGGTGACGGTGACGCGCTGAATCACCTCCGCGTCCTCCACATGGAGCCTCCGGATATCGGGAAGCCATTCCTTTGCGCTGCGTCGCGTCAGGAACAAGAGCGGTTCTGTTTCCGTTGACTGCAAGTCGCCGCGCTTTGAGAACAGGCCCCACGCCTTGAACGTCTGCTTCTTCATGGCGTCTCCTTCGCCGCGAGCGCGGCCTTGAGTGCGTCGAACGACGCCACGGCTTCCCAGGTGTACACTTTGCGGGCGAAGTCGCGAGAGTTGGCCTCGATGGCGCGGAGCCGCTGCAACTCCGCGCGGGCAGCCAGAAGTTCGGCAGCGATCTTCCGGACCTCTGCCCACGACGGATCGCCCGTGGCAGCGCAGACGGCCAAGGGTATCGGTTTGCCGGCGGCAATTTCTCTTAAACGTTCGTCGGTCAGGTTGGTCACTTCCCGCCCTCCTTCGCCGCGAGCGCGGCCTTCATGGCTGCAAAGGTCTGCAAGGACTGCCCTGCATACTCTTCGCGATACTCTTTGCGGAGCAGATCACAGACACGCGCATGTTCGACTGCCGCCGCCTCGATGGCGCGCAGCCGGTCGTACTCGGATGGCTGGGGCTTCAGCGAGTCGAGCGACACCCAGTTGCCGTTCTTCACCTGCTTCTCGCCGATCAGCGCACCAATGCCGAGGTTCAGTTCGGCGAGGCCGAGGTTCAGTGCGGCGAGTTGGTTGCGGATCTGCTTCAGCATGTCAGCGACGTATTCCAGGTACTCCGTGTCGATACTGCTCACTTCCCGTTCTCCTTCGCCGCGAGCGCGGCCAAGATGTAATACGCAAGTGCGGCCAAGGCCACGATTGACAGCAACCAATCCAAGCATCGGAGCCAAGGCGGCCAGGGGTTGCGGTAGTGGTCTTTCACGGTGCATCCTTCGCCGCGAGCGCGGCTTGCAGCTTGGCGAACAACAGCGGCGCAGGCGTCTCGTCGGCGCGTTCCGGCGTCAGGTCGCAGTAGGCCCTCGCCGCCGCCTCGATGGCGCGGAGCCGCTGAATCTCCTCAAGCGCAGTCAGGCACTTGAGGCTTTCCCCGGCCTGCTTCGGGTCAGTAATCACGTTCATGCTTTCCTCCTGTAGCTCTCCCATTCCAAGGTCAAGATCCTACCGCCATCCTCGCGGAGACGGTCCATCACACGCTCGCCAAGAAACTTGGCAACGTCTTCTTTCGCAAGGTTCGACAGCAGCAGCGTCGGCTTGCGGCGTTCGTACCGCTCGTTGAGCAGATCGAACAAGAGATTCTTCTCGGTGTCGGAGCCGAACTGCACGCCGATCTCGTCGAGAATCAGCAGATCCGGGCCGCTCATCGCCTTGATGGCGTCGGCTTCGCTCTCGCCGCTGTTGCGTCCCCAGGTGTCCTTGATCCGGCGCATGGCGCGCTGCACGGTGCTGTAGTAGGCCGTGCTGCCCTTGCTGATGAGGTACTGCGCGATGGCGCAGCCAAGGTGCGTCTTGCCCGTTCCGGGGCGGCCCAGGAACATCATCGACCGGCCCGTCTCCAGAACGTCGGCAAAGTTGTGGGCGTACTCGGTGGCCCACTCCAACGCCTTCTTCTGGCCGACCGTCTGAGCTTCGTAGGTCTCAAGCGTGCGGTCGCGGAATCGCTCGGGGATGCCGGTCGCCTCCATCGTGTTGGCCCAACGGATGCGCGCTTCCTCGGCATCGCGGGCTTCGCGCTCGGCCTGCTCGGCAGCTTGCGCGGCAAGCTCGCACGACGGGCACTTCGACCAGACGATGTTGAACAAGCCGAGGTTCTTCGCCTCGTACTCGCCGTGCTTCTCGCACGCCCGATTCTCGGGGTTGATCTGCTTGCGGATCATCAGATTTCCTGCTCTTGCGCGCCGTAGTTGATGCTCGACAAGTCGTGCTTGTTGTTGCCACGGTCTCGGATCACCCAGTCAGATCGGAAGCCCTGCCAGTTGCGGGCGACCATCTCGGTTACCGCCTGCTCCAGCGTCCAGCCGACCTTGGCGGCTTCGGCCACGATGCGGTTGAGCACCGTCTCGGTGACGGGCGCGTGCTTGGCACGGCGCATGACCAGAAAGTCTTCCCAGACCTTGGGCGACACGCCTTCGGGCACGCCCTCTGTAGGTTTCTTCTTCTTGGTCTTGGTTCTTGGTTCTTGGTCTTGGTTCTTGGTTGGCATTGGGGGGTCGATGGCCCCCCCATTGGGGGGGGTATTGGGGAGGGTATTGCCCCCCCCATTCTTCCATCGAGCCGCAGCCCCGCGCCGACCGCCGTTGACCTGGGACTGGTAGCGGTTGATCTCCTCGCGGCAGCGGGAGTTCAGCCAGCAGCCTTCGTCCTGCCGGAAGAACTCGGCCAGGACGTTGCGGACCTCGGCAGCGTGATCTCGCATCCCGATCTTGCGGGCGACCTCCTCGGGCGTTCCTGCCGGGAACTTTTCGTCGAGGTAGATCGCGTCGAGGATGCGCCGGTAGGCCAGATCCTCCAGCAGCGACAGGTGCCGCGTCGCCGCCGCGTAGTCTCCGATGTTGAACGGGTAGAACCTCACGCGCCCGACCGTAGCGATCGGAACCACTCAGCGTCAAGCGGAATCTCTCGGCTTTTCTGCTGATCTAGCTGGTGGCGAGCCACGAAGCCGCAGGCGGCGATTCTAGGCTCGATCTCGGCGCGGCTCTGTTGGCACGGTCACAAGGCGATCATCGCTCCACGACGGCCCTAGGGCGTCAGGGCGATAGCAACAGCCACAGCACGATCAGCGTCAGGCACAGCGCAAACCCGGCGGCGGCGGCGTACAGCAGCACCACCTCGGGTCGCTCGTCGTGGTCTTGCATGGAAAAAGATGCCGGGGCGGCCTGGGGGGCGAGTGGATGAGGCTCGCATCACAGGGAAACATGGGAGGTAGGTGCGTGCCAGACCGCCCCAGCGGTGTTCGGTTCAAAAAACCCCCGGCAACAGCCGCCGGGGGAAACCCTCGTTTTACGACGCTCGGCCCTCAAGCCGAACCATGCGTTGGCAGTAGTACGAGGTCCTGCTCGCTGCGTCAAGCGGATTCTCACCGCTGGCGCAGACCCTCCGCCGGGGAGCCGGTCATGATCGCCCGCGCCGCGTCCACCACGCCGTAGGTCGGCTGCTCGCCGGTCATCACGTTCACGCCCATCGCCAGCTTGTTGAAGGTCTGGCTCACCGGCAGGCCAGCCACCAGATCGAACAGCACCAGAGCGTCACGGATCTTGCGGTTGGTTACGTCCTTGTCCTCGCTCGCCACCGCCGCGATCAGGTCGTACTGGCCGTCCACCATCTTCTGAAGCGCGCCGATCGCCGGGTTGCTCAACATCCGGTCGTTGTAGGTCACATCGTCCAGCCGGTTGATCGTCGCCGCAGCGACCATTTGGCCGCCGATCGGGATCATGCTCAGGCCCTGACCGACCAAGCCCTTCAGCATGATGTCGCCAGCCTCGTCCCAGTAGCCATCGTCATCTTCGTCATCCATCTTGCCGCTCATGGCGTCAGCGATGATCGAAGCCACCACGCCGGGTGCCGCGTAGCCCATCATCGCAGTGTAGAACAGCGGCCACTTGTTGCCCTTGAACCCTTCCTGCTTGAGCTTCAAGAACTCCGTCCTGTTCAGGTTGTAGAGCATGTTGAAGTAGCTGGTGAACTGCGTGAACAGGCGCAACAACTCGCTTCCAGACTCTGCCGAACTGATCGCTTCAGGCTGCGTGCTGCCTTGCGTCAGATTCACCGCCGCATCGGCGCGGGCCACGGCTTCCGCCTCCCACTGCGCTTCGCTTATTCCTTCCGGCCTAGCCGCCATGGCCTGCTCGTAGGCTCCACCCCAGATGACGAAGTCCATCATGTTCTGCACCGTCGCCTGGAAGATGTAGGCGTTCTTCTTGGCAAACTGCTTGACCTTGTCGAACTTGCTGGGGTTCAACAGGACTTCGTTCATCTCCTCTTGCAGCACGAAGATTTGGCTGCGCGTGCGCTGGTCCATGAACTTGGCTTTGCCTACCACCCACTCGACATACCCCTTGCGGTCACTGCCGAAGCGACGAGCCGAGCCGATCAGGTAGCTCGCCTTGACCTTGAGCAGCGCGGGGAAGACACCTGTGAGCTGCTGCAACGTGTTGGAGATGTTGCCGAACATCACCATCATGCCTGAGCGGTTGCGCAGCATGCGGATGTACCGATCTCTGGTCGGGTTGTTGCTGCCGATCCCAGTGCGCTGCGATGCCGCACGCGACAGCCACGGGTAGATCACCTCGTTCAGCGCGTTGGGGTCGATCGAGTTGATGGCCGCCTTGATGTCCTCGTTCTTCAGCAGGCGAGCAACCGACCACAGTGCGGGCTGGACATGCACGAAGCGCATCGTGTGCTCGATGTGCTGCGCGATGCGCGAGATGTCCATGTCCAGAGGCTTCTGGTAGCCCTCGTAGCGAGCGATCGTGAAGCCCCAGCCCGTGGTGGGCATCGAGTCCTTGAACTCCTGATCGACGTTGGCGACCGCAGACGGGTCTGCAAAATTGGTCACCAACTCACGGTCAACCTTCGCCGGGACGTATCCGCCAGCGTAGGTCTTCGTCGTGCCGTCCTTGAACTTGAGCACGAAGCTGCGCGCTGGAACCTCATCGAAGAACTCGCCCCACTTCATGCGGTAGATCCGCTGGATGTCGGGCTTCAGTTCGGCGGTCAGGTTCCACACCTCCTGCACGGCATCGACATGTTCTTGGGTGAGAACGCCGTCTTCGATCATCTCGCGGATCGCCTGCCATGCCCGAGACTCGTCAACCTCTCCCGTCTCTTGGTTGACCGTGCCCCACTCGTAGAACTTGCCGCGACCGGCAGCGATCATCTTGGATGCGTTGCTCTGGTTGCCCAGGTGCATCAAGAAGCCAAGGATCTCCGCCGTGTCGGTGAAGGTGTATTTCAGTGCCTTGCTGGTGTACGGCACCCACTTCAGGCTGGGGCCTACCTTGTCCAAGATGGCGTTGAACTTCTTGTGGAAGGCGTCGCGCTTGGAGCGGTAGTCCAAGATGGCGTTCTGCACCGGACGCCAGAACAGGCGCGTGAACACCCCAGGTTCCTTGCCGTCCCACTCATCGAACATCGACTGAGCGCGGCGCATCTTCGCCGCCATCGTGCGAAAGAACGCAACTGCGCTCTCGAAAGGGGTCGCCCGCTGCGTCTGCCCAGGACTCGGCCCTTCCTTTGCCAGCTTGGCGGCGCGCTCTTGGATCTGATTCTTGGCGTCTTCGACCAAGATGCGGTTCTCGCCAAGCACGACCTCCTTGTCATCCTTGGCGTACTGCCACAGTTCCATGACCACAGACCGCAGGCGGCGGAACTCCTCGACGGTCAAGTCCTTGAAGTCCTTCTTGTTGGCCGTCGCCTCGGAAATGATCCGGTTGATCTCTGCGTACTTCTCCGGCTCGTACTGCTGGAGCTTGCGCAAGAAGTCGTTGGCCGTCTCCGCAGCGCGCCGGATCTGAGCCTTCGTGCCGACGCCGTACAGAGCGAGTACCGCACGCGCCGCGATGATGTAGTCGAGCGACCTGTCCTTGCGGTTCTTGTTCTTGAGGATGCGGGCGAACATGCGCCGCGCCGCGCTGACCTCAACGCGGACGTTCTCCGCTTCGTTCGCCATCTGATCGCTCAACAACTGCTGCCGCTTGCTGCCAAGCGCGCCAGCCAAGTCGTTGTCCGTCAGCTTCTGCAACGCCTCGCGGCTGTGGCGACGGGACGCGACCACATGCAGGTCAGGCCGTAGCTCGCTGATCTTCTTCTTCTGCGTCGCCATGCGAGCCGCCGCACGCGCCGCACTCAGCATGATGCGCGGTGGCAACTTGCCTTCTGCTTGCCTTTGCCGCACCTTCAGGTCCGAACGGATGGCGTTGACGCGCTCCTCGGCGCGAGCGATCAAGCCCTGATCCTTGGAGTCTTTGGCTGCACGCAGCTTCTGCTCGGCCTCGCTCAGGTCGTTTTTAAGGTCGATGACCTCCCGTTCGGCCTCCTGCTGTTGCTGCAAGTCGGCGGGCCGGTTGGCACCGCCAAGTGTCGCCTTCTCCAGCGCGCCGAGTTCCATCATCAGCCAGCGCGTGTTGAACTCGTTCAGCAACGAGGCGTTGACTGCCTCCTCGACTTGGTTCTGCGTAACCAGATCGCTGTTCTCGGCCAGCATCTTGGCGTCGAGGATGGACGCGATGGCGTCTTCCTTCGACGGCGAGGTCAGCAGATCGTTCAGCACTGCCTCGGCGTTCTCGTAGCCGAAGTAGTCGCGCAACAAGTGCAACGTCACGCCGTTCTCGGCCATCATCGACGCCAGCGGGTGCGCGTCGCGGGCGTCCTTCTTCTGCTTCGCCACAGCCTCCAGCCCGCCGCGCTGCGCCGCCTTCGCCGCCGACAACGACTTGCTGGCTTCCTCAAGCTGGGCGCGGACCTTCTGGTTGGCCGCCTTGATGCGGGCCTTTTCTTGCGCGTAAGCAATGCTCGCCTTGCGATGCTCTTCTCTGGCAGCGTCGTAGGCCGCACGCTCCGTGGTCCCGGCAGGCGGCAGCGGCTTGGGCTTGACCGGCTTGACCGGCTCAACCGGCAACTCCTCGATCGCCAGCCCTTCGGCAATCCGCTGCTCGGCTTCCGCCGCCGCAACGGCATCGTCCAGCGGCTGCATGATCTCGGACGCCTTCACCGCGTCCAAGGCGAAGCTGTCGATCGACAGCTTGTGGTTCTTCACCTTCTCGGGTGACACCGTGCCGTCCTCGCCAACCATCTCGCCAGTCTGCAAGAAGCGACGCAGCCGCTCGACGCGAGTGCGCTCGACCGAGTTGGCCACCTCCTCGTACATGCCTTCGCGGATGGCGTCCGCCAGCTTCTTCATCGCGGACAGCCGGTCGTGATGGTTGCGCGTCAGCCACGCCAAACTCCGCAAGCCCTTCTGCGTCAGGCCAGCAACCGCCTGCTCGATGCGCAACCGCTCGATGGACTGGTAGTCCTCCCAGTCATCGGCGTTGCCGCCGTACTGCACCCACTGCTCCTTCGACAAGAACAGCGGAACCGCAGCCTTCGTCGCTTCGGCCATGCGGATCTGGTCCTGCGCGGCGACCATGCGCTTGAAGACCTCCTTCACCTCGGGCGTGATGCCGGGGAGATCCTTGCCGCCTGACTCGATCTTGTACGTCTCGTTGATCGCCGTGAGCGTCTTCCAAGTGTTGACGAAGAACTCTCGGATGCGACCGAAGATCGGCAGCAGCGATTCGCTAGGCAGATCGCCGTTGAACAACCACGCCTCCCACGAATAGGCCACCGCTTCGTGAATCTCAATCTGCTTCTCCACCGGCATTGCGGCGTACTCGTCAAAGCCGCCTTCCAGCTTGCCGAGATCACGCGCCAGCGTGTCCATGTCCTTGCGCATCTGATCCGACGCCAAGCCCTGCTGGATCAGCGTGGCGTAGCTGTCGAACATGAAGTGCATCAGTTCGTGGAAGTACGTCGTGGGCTGGGCGTTCTGGTTCAGGACCGTCTGGCGGGCCATGCGGTCGTAGGTGCCGCCAACGCCCGTGTCGGGCTGCTGGCTGTACAGAATGCTTTCCTTCGTCTGGTCGAACCGCTGCGACAGCGGGATGACGTTGCCTTGGGCGTCGCGGGTTACGGGGTCGGCCAGCTTCGCCTGCCGTGGCGCAAACACGATAAATGAGTCGCCAGTGCCCTCGGCCTCGTTTTTGTAAACAACTCCATCGTACCCCTTGCTTATCAATAGTTCGCGCAATGCGGCATTGTTGTCTGATGCGTTAAAGACGCTTTCGTACTCACTCTCCGAGATGCTGACGCCCGCCTTCCTCGCTTCCCGCATTACAGACTGGTAGCCCCAGGTGCCAAGATCAGGCAGTCTAAGCGGCTTGCGAAGGTCTACAAAAAACGGAAATGCATCACCAAACATCTCGGCTTGTCCTTGATTGCCGAGATGAACACCAAGCTCCTTTCCGTCGCTTGGAAAGTTGAATACGTCAAACTCTAGTTGCCTAACAGGACGAGAACGTGTCTTACGCCGCAGTTTTTGCAGAGATTCTTCAAGGCTGCGCGCTCTGGTGGCAACTTCTTGGGTAATCCCCTGCTGATTTGCATCATCTGGAAAATACTCAAGCTGCCGCTCCAGCATGTACGCCACATCTTCAGCAAAACCAAACTTTGCTCCAATATCTCGTAACTCTTGGAATAGTTGTTGCTCCTTATCTCCAGCAGAAGAAGAAACAGCCTCCACTACGTCGGTAGTTGCGGCAGTTCCGTGCCACAGCTTTCGCTTGTAACCCGCCCTCTTCGCCGCCTCATCCACCATCCGCTGCGCCGTCTCCATGTCCCCCCGCGCCACAGCCGCAAGGTAGTCGGCGTCCATCTGCGCAGCGGTGGCGGGGAGGCGGGAAAACAAAAACTTGCTCTTAGGCGCAACCACCGCGTTCTTCGCAAGCACCATCGACCCGATCTGCACAACCATCTCAGCCGACTGCAACGGCTCGCCTGTGGCGCGGTCAAAAAAGTAGCTGTGCAGCTTTGGATTGAAGCCGACCTGCCGCCATTGGGGGTCGGTTATCGCCTGCTCGGCAAGCGCATGAGCCTCCTCCGCCGTCATGGGCTTCATCTTGCCCTTGACGATGGCGGCGATGTCCTTGTTCTCAAGCTCTTGTGCGATGCGGAACACAAGCTGCTCACGCGCAGCAAACTCAACTTCGGTCACGACTGCGGCGTTGGTGAAGCCGATGACTTTCCCCGCCGTTGCTCCCTTTCCAGCCTTGTGGATAGTCACCACATCCACGTTTTTGCGCTGCTTGGCAGGAATGTCTAGCCGAAGACCGACGTACTGGCCTTCTGGGATGTCGGTCGGTGCGATGACACGATCTCTCTGGCTGCTTTTCAGGGCGTCGGTCATCTGCTCTGGCGTCGAAAGTGCAGGGACCGCTTGCGCAAGACGCACCTTGCCAAGTTTGTTGACCAAGGCATCCCACTGTTCTCGCGTGATCTTGCCTGCGGCAAGTGCGCGAGCACCGTCCTTCAGTTGCGTGATGTTCTCGGGCGCGAGAACCGCTTGAAGTTGTTGCTCTACCTGCTTCTTTGCGCGGCCCGGCTTGACGGGCGCAACTTCTGGGACGGAGGGAAGCTGCTCTTGAGCCATCGGGGCAGCTTCCGGTTGCTGCTCAAGCTGCACTGATTCCTCGACCATCTTCCCCACTTCCTGCGGCGTGGGCAGAGAGATGTCGCCTTCAGTGGTTTGCGCAGCCTGTGCCGTTTCGGCTTCCGCCACGAACGCCTCCAGCACCCCCCGCTCCTGCTCCGTCATCTCCTGCGGTGGGATGGCGAGCAGTTCCTTGGCTTGGGCGACGGGCTGGACGGCTGGCTGCGCGGGAGCAACCTGTGGTTCGGCAGCAGCCATCTCCTGCGTCGGCTGCTGAGATTGCTCGCTTCGCTCATACATCCAATCGATCAACAGTCTTAGTTCTTCCTCTGTCAGAGTCTCTTTCAACTGCGACGCCTGGGTGCTCATCACGGTGGCGTCTGATGGGGCCATCTCCTGCGTCGGCTGCGCCTGCGCGGGAGCCGCCATCTGGCTCAACCCCGCCGGGGGCTGCACAACCACCGGCTTCACCACAAACTTGCCGAGCACGCGGGACGCCTCGATGGCGTTCTCGCTCATCGGGACGCCCGCTCGGGTGCTCATGCCGTACACGCGCTCAAAGTCGGCCAGCGAAATCGGAGGCTTGTTTTGCGCCTTCAACGTCGCGTTGACCTCGGCGTTCATCAACGCCATCACCTGGGCGTACAGGTGCCCGCCGATGCGTGCCTCTTGGAACGAGCGACCCGCCGCTTGGATCTGCTTTGTCTGGTTCTCGCGGATGGCGCGTAGCTCGTCGCGGAACTGCTTGTCCGCCTTCGCCTTCTCGCTCAGGTTGTTCTGAACCGTCTGCGCCATCGCCTTGATGTTCGGCTCAAACTTGGCCGCCTCGGCCTCGCTCATGCCGTTCTTGTCGATGCGGATGTGCGGCATCAGCTTCGACTGCATCTCGGTGTTGCGCAGGTTGACCTGAAGATCCTCCGTCTTGATGACGATGGCGTCTTGGTCGGTCGTGGCATCCACAAGCTGCTTGTGAACCGCTGGCAGCAGTTCTTGCAGCATCTCGATGGCCGACTTCTGCACCTTGCCTTCTGCCGTCGCCTGCTCGTCGATGCCGCCAAGCAGTGAGCGCAAGTCGGCGGCGGTGACGTAGACCTCGCTGACGCCCTTGGCTTCGGCGGAGAACTGGCGGGCAAGCTCTGGGTTGCGCTCGGCCAGCTTGCTGTTGGCCGCGCCCGTGGAGATTGCCTTGATGGTGGCCGTGTCCTGCTGCGCCTGCTCGACGCGCCGGGCATCTGCCGCAGCGTTCGCAAGCGGGCCGGGAAGGCCCAGCACCAACATGCTGTAGAAGGTCTTGGAGGCGATCTCCCCGATCTGGTCGTAGATTTGCTGGCGGCCCTCGGGCGTGCTGTACCGCTGCTCAAGCTCGGGGCGGCTGACGGTCATGCCCCACTCTTGGCCCACGATCTGGCTGATCTCCTGCCCAATCTCGGTGGCGATCTCGCCGCCAAGGCCCTTGATGTAGCTCTCCGCGAACCCGGCAGCGACGGTCTGCTTTCCGATCGGCTTGAACACCTTGGGGGCGAGGCGAGGGCCGACCTTGGCCGCCGCTGCCGTGAACGGCTTGAGCGCGTACTTGCCCAGGACCGTCTCCAGCGCGCCGTTGATGACGCCCACGATGGACGCAGCCCTCTTGGCCTCCACCTCGCCCATGCCCGCCTGGATGTAGTCCAGGTAGGCGTTGCCGCCCTCGATGATCGCCGTCTGCGCGCCCTGTGCCCCCAGGAAGCCAGCCGTGAACAGCGTGCCCGAACTGATCGGGGCAGCCGGGCCAGCGATCAAGCCGGGCGCAGCCATGGTCGCTCCAGCCGCCAGGGCGACCGGCATCGTCTCCGACATCTGCCCGACCATCTCCGCCGTCCCGCCCGTGATCGAGTCCCACACCCCTTCCAGCGGCGGGACTGCCCCGATCGCGCTGTCGATCTGCGACAGCCGGTCACGCAGCAGGCGGGCGTCCCCGATGCCCGACGCAAGCTGCGCGCCGATGTAGCCGCGCTCGACCATGTATCGGCCCTTCGTGAAGTTGCCGATCTTCTCGATCTGCTGAAGGTGTCCGATATCGTCGTATGCCTGGGCGACGAAGTTGAAGTCACGCATCCGCTGCGCGACCAGCGGGTACTTTTCGTCAAACGCTTGGTTCTCGACCTCGCGCTGGCGGGCGAACTGCTCCGCGATCTTCCAGTCCTGCGTCGTGTCGGCGGGGTCGATGCCTAGCTGCTGGGCAATCTGGACCTTGCGCGCCTCCATGTCGGGGTCGCCAGCTACGGCCTGCTGGAACCGCTCCTGCTGGACGCGACGCTGCTCTTGGATCTGATTCTGAGCGTCAAGCAGGGCCAAGGTGGCTAGCTGCTCCGATCTGTCCACCTGTGGCGTCGGCACCGCCGGGATGGGGGTCAGCGGCGGCGGGGTGACGGGCTTCGGGTCTTGGAAGCCAGACGCCAAGTCGGTGGGGAGTTCCATGGTCACTTCATGCTATCTCGACGCTGCTGCAAAGCCTCCTTCAGACGGGAGGCTTCCTCTTCCTTCTGCGCCTTGCGGTTGGCGGCGGCTTGCTCTCCCAGTTGCTTCCTTAGCGCGGCTCGCTCTTGCGGAAACCGCGATTCGGCTTCTGACATAATCCGCTGCATTTCAGGCGACCAAAACGCCTGCGTAGGAGCATTAGCCGCTTGCCGCTCTGCCGCTTGCTTCTCCTGCGCCCGAGCCAAAGCTCTCCAACCTTCGGCGGAAAGCTCTGTCACAGTTGGCTGGTAAAGCTCGCGGCGCACTGCCTCGGTAGCCGCACGCTTCTTGGCCGCCCCAAGAACAGAATCGTCAAACGATTCGGCAGGGCCGAACGCGCCTTCCGCAATGGCTTGCTGCGTGTACGCATCCAGCATCGCTTGCAGGTTTTCTTGCGAAGGGATTACATCGCCCATGTAGGTGCGAACAAGCTGCCGGATGTTCGTGCGCGAAGCCGCATCGCTGACTTGGTTAGCTGCCGCCGCATCTACCTTCTGCCGTGCCTGAGCCTGCTTGAACGTGTTCTCGCTGTCGATGGCGGAGATCCGAAGGTACTCGCGGATCAGGGTGTCTGCCCCGCCTCCCATGCGAGTTGCGTCTTCGCCTGACAGGTTGGAATCTTTGAGCGCACGGTCAAGCGTGTCGATCTTCTCCTGCATCTGTGGAGATGGCGACTGCCTGTACGCCTCACGATACTTGGCAAGCGACTTCTCGGCAGTGCTGATTATCTCGGCGCGCTTCGCAACGTCGCCGGTCCACTCGCCAAGAGTCAGCGTGACCGATCTGCCAGTCGAGCCAACGGGCTGCTCCCACTTGGTGACGCCACGCTCCTCTGGCGTCTGCACCTCGTAGACCAACGGAGCCAGCCAAGAGTTGACCAGCTTGCCCTCCATGTTGCGGGAGGCCAGCGAAACCGACACTCCCTTGGAAGCGGCTTGCGCGTTGACGTAATCCGAGATGGCTTTGCGGTCGTTCTTGTCGATGCCAGCCGCCGTCAACTCGCTCTCCAGCTTGAGTTGAGCGCGCAGCCAGAAGTCCATCTTTGCTGGGTTGCCTGGGTTCTTGTCCTTCTTCTCCCAAGCCGGGTCGTAAGGCTCACCAACCAGCTTGCCGATCAGGTTGTTGAAGTATGCCTCGTCGGCGACTATTTTGACCACATCGCCTGCGCGCCCGCGACTGCTCGGGCTTTGGCCCCTTGGGTCGATGCCGTTGGCCTGGATGAACGACGCCTCGACCTTCTGAAGATCCTGCGCGGACAAGTTGGGCGAAAGCTGGGCCGACACCTCCAGCCACTTCTTGGCGACATTGCCGTCCTCCGCCTTCAGCTTCTGCGGGCTGGAAAGGTACTCCATCATCCGCGCTTCACCTTGGCGGGTGGTCAGGCGGCCACGGTTCGACCAGTACGACTGGGCCTCGTCGTACATGCCAAGGTCTTGCAACTGGGTCACAAGCGCGGCGTTGCTCGTCTCCCATGCGCCCCAGTCTTGGCTGCCGGAGATGGCACCGCGCAGCGAGTCTTCGTACTGCCTGCGAAGCTCGCCCTTCTGCTCGTCCTCGGCGTAGCGGTTGATGTTGAACCGCTCGGTCAGCTTGCCAACGGTCGCCTTGTATTCCTCCTCGTCGATGCCGCCGAAAACGCGCAGGTTGTCCAGCGTTTCAATCTGGGTCATCAAGTCCTTCGGAAACGCCGTCATCAGTTGCTGCGACGAACTGAACGCGATGTCATCGACGTTCATGGAGCGTATAGCCTTGTCGATCTTGCCGCGCTCCGCCGCCGGGATGCTGCTGCCGTGCTGCTTGTAGTAGTCCCGCGCCATCTGCCGCGATGCCGGGTCTTGGCTTTCCGCCAGCGACGCCAGCACGTTCACATGCATCTGCGTCCTGACGCCTTCCTCTGCCTGCTTCCACATCGGGCTTCCGGGCTGGACGCCCTGCGCCTGCATGATGGAGGCCACGTTGCGCATCGCGTCCTTGTAGAACGGGCTTTCCTCCATCGTCTGGATCGTGCCGGAACTGCTGAAGCTGTCGGTGTAGTCCGACACGTTCGCATCCAGCGCAGCCTTCGATTGGCCGATCTCGTAGGCCGTGCTCTGCCCCACGAAGTGGTCATCGACCTGGGCGGAGAAATGCATGTTGCGGAACCCGGCACGCTGCTCGAAAGCCTCGCGCTGCCACTGGTTGTCCAGCCCGTCCGCAAGCTCCTTCTGCTTGCGCTGGATGTCCTGCATCAACTGGGTGCGCGCCTGAATGGCGTCGTAACCCTTCTTGTTCCGGTAATCCGAAACGGCGGCGCGGCTGAACTCGGAGAACTCGGTGTCCGCCGACCGGGCGCGGGAGTCGTTGATCCGGTCTTGGACGCGCAACATGCCTGCGCCTGCCTGCTCCAAGCCCTGCCCAAGCTGGGCAGCACCTTGCCCGGCCAAGTTCTGAGCCGGGACCACCTGACCGGCTTGGAACTGGGGCATCGCCCCGGCGTTGACGCTGACGGACGGGAGATCGACCTGGGGGACTCTGACCATTAGGCGTTCCGGTTAGCGGTCATGTAGGTGCCGTAGATCGACGCAGCCTGCCCTGCCGTGCCCAGCAGTTGGCCTGCCGCGCCCGCCCAGGGCTGGATCGACCGGGCCGAGGCTCGGAGGTTGCGCGCCGAGGCGTTGCCCAGCATGGCCTGCTGGCGTTCGTTTACGACCTGACGGCGCATCGCCTGGGACTGCCGCAAGGTGTTTGTGTCGATCGCCTGGAGGTCCAGCCGCTTGGCTAGCTCGTTGCTCGCCTGCACCTCGGCGGCGGAGCCGACTCCGGCCTGGATGCCCCTGGCCCCCAGCGAGACGGTCGTGGCGGCCCGCTGCTGTGCCGCCCGAAGGCTGTAGAGCGCAGATTCCCGGCGGCCAGCTTCGATGGCGAACTGGGCGTCTGCCTCGGCGTTGCGGGCGTTGATCCCGGCGATCCGGCTGGCGAAGTCGGCAGCGGACGCCTGGGACTTCAGTTGCAGCTTCTGGTTTTCGGCTTGGTAGTACGCGCCGATGGCGGACATGACGCCGCCAGCGATCATGCTCATCGCGCCCACGCTGCCCCAAGAGGGTCCGCCAGCCGCTGCTGCTCCGCTGGTGGCCGTGCCTTCGTTGGGGAAGACGTACCCGCTAGACCATGGACCGGGCTGCTGGCCCGTAGTGAACAGCCCAGGAGACGAAGATGTCTGAATCATGGTTAGCTCCCTACAGCGACTTCAAGGACGAGGCCATTCACATTGAGCGGAAACGGCGCAGTCTGGCGAACCAGAACCGATCCGTCCTGCGTCCAAGATGGCAGCAGCGTGGTCTGAATCTCGTCGCCCACAAGGGCCGCATCCAGAGTGACCGAAGGGACAAGATTGCTCTCATCAGGGCCGATTTCAAACGGGTCGGTTGAGTCGAGGCGGAACCACGCCTTGTTGATGTTCTTGGTGCGCCCCTGCCCTGCGGCGTCCGCCTGCAAGGCGATCGGTAGCGTCTGCATCTCAGCGACGTAGCCAATACCGATGGCCCCGAACACGGCGTGCGACTCCAGCGTGATCGAGCCGCTGGCAGGCACCACTTGGTCGGCAAGCCGCTCGCCGTCAGCGACGATCTGCACTGTCTCCCCGACGAGGTGGCCAAGGCCGCTGTAGGTCCGTCGCGCAAAAGCCCACGACGATATGGCCGTCTCCCAGAACGCCGAAGGGATGTCGGCAACGGCCCGCCCGCGAACGACCGACGCCGAGACGTACTCGCTGATCTCAACGGTCGCCCGGCTGCCGTCCGTAGCGGTCAGCACAAGGCGGCTGCCGACATCGCCAACCGCGAAGACGCTGTGCGCGCCGACCACCGACACCGTGACCGTCGAACCAAGACCGAAGCCGCTGCTCTGGTACTGGCTGATCTGAAGCTGGCGGTTGCCGGTGTGCGTGTTGTCGAAGGTCAGGTAGCTGTCCACGAACACGCCTTCGTCGCCCGTTACGCGCAGATCGTCCAACGCCTCGACGTACCGCTTAGTGACTCCGTTAATGGTCCGCTTCACGACCGCGTACAGAACGTCCTTGTCGCCTTCCAAGATGCAAGCCACGGACTCAAGCGCGCCGTCCGTTTCGTGCTGGTGCCACGCCGCGACTTGCTCCTCGGGCGTGTAGGTCAGACCAAGCAGCTTCCCGTTGCTGCTGACGAACCAGAGAACGGGGATGGGCGATCGCATCTGCGCCAAGTCCACCAGGGACAAGTCCTCAAACAGATGCGACGCCCGCAGGCTCAGGTCGGTTCCGACGTAGCCCTGCGAGTTGAAACTGAAGCCAAGCTCGCGCACGCGACCGCCACGGCTGGCGCAGTAGACCACGCTGTTGTTGACGATGACCGGCGTGACGTAGTTGCTGCCAACGAACGACTGCGGGCGCACGCTGACCGTGCTTGGCGTGATCGCGTCGCTGTTGATCGCCGTGATGCGCCACTCGGCCAGATCCGTCAGCACCAGCAACTCGCTCGCGCTCACAACATGCCGGATGCGGTTGATCTCGCGGGTGGCGACTTGAATGGAGATGCGGTCGCTGTCCTTGATCGGCAGCGTGAAGCTCAGGTCCGTCTCGGTGTTTGCCTTGGTCATCCACAGGCGGCTTGGCTTTGCGCTTGTGCCAGCGAACACCTTGCGCTGGTCCCAGTACGACACGCAGGACGGGTACTCCCCTGCCTGCGCAAGCGAGTCATCGGGAATCGGCGGCGTGATTCCAATGTCGGCTGGAAGGTTGTTGTCCACGAACTTCAGGCCGCTGTTGTTGTCAGCCTTCCCGATCAGGCCGTACAAGCCGCTCTGCAAGCGGTAGATGCGGTACTGCACCGCGTTGGTGACTGGCGACCAAGTGATCGTATTGAACGTCTCACGGGCGAACAGGTTGTTCGTCACCGAGATAGGCGCGCTGGCACGGCTCTCGACATCGGTATCGTCAACGGCGGTGATGACGTACAGGTTGGTCGAGGTCGAGTCCTCGGGCCAGAACTGGAAGAACACAGGGGAGGCGAAGGTGCTGCCGCCAGTTCCGACCACTAGCTGGTCGCCGATGTTGGCCACTTGGGCAGCGGCTCGGTTGGTCTGCCCGTTTGCCTTCAGCACAAACTGGATGTTCTGCGTGCCGCTCTGAACAACGCTGTTGGCCACGCTGAAGATGTTGTTGTTGAGCTTGGCCGCAAGCCCGGTAGGCATGCCGGCGACCTGAGTGACCGGGCCGAACTTCACGCTGTCGCCAGCGACGATGGACAACCCCTGCCAGTCGCACTGCAACAGGCCAATGCCGCTTGAGTCCGTGGTGCGCGTGATTCGCAACGACTCGCCAGTCGAGGCCGTAGTTGTGAACGAATCTGGCGGCAGCAGCTTGGCCGCGAACGACACCGACCGAACGTCCCACCGCGTGTCGGAGTAGCGAAGAAGATCCGTGGTTGGGTGGCTACGGTGAGCCAGCGTCAGAACGTCGTTGCTCTGCGCGTAGGTCAACTCGAAAAGCTGCTGCTCCGTGTAGGCTTTCCCGTGCGTGATGGTGACTTCGGGAGCCGGGCCTTCGTTCGTCCAGTATTGAGTCGCAGTAAGCAAATAGTCGCTGCGCGCAGGGATCTTGGCCCGGTAGTAGTCGGGGCTGCTGAACACCGTCTCGCCCGTGGCATAGATTGCCATGAGGCTGCTGCCGCTGCCGTTCGTCAGGTACGTCGTGATGGGTACCCCGTCGATCGTGCGCTTGAGTCTCCAAGTCGTGCTGGACAGGCGGTCGATGTAGTAGCACGCGCCTGGGTACTCTGGAGACGATGGGGTAACGATCGAATGCAGCGTGCCGTTTTGCGTGCCGTTGTTGAGGTTCCACGCAACAATTGTCATCAGCCGCGCTGTGCCCTGATACCCAGTGCGGAAAGCAAAGTTCGTGCTGTCGATGCGCTCGATGTAGAACAGGTAGCGGTTGCCTCCTTGCTGCAACGTCACCGCATCGTTGTCGCGCAGGTTGTGCGGTGCGCTCGCTTGGTAGATGCCTGTCTTTTCGCCAACGTTGGTCAGCGTGATCGTTGCGATTCGGGCGTAAGGGTAGTCCGTAACGATTGGGTTTGCGTACCCAGGATCGGTGGTGACCGACGGGTGAGTGACTGTCACCAGCGAGTTCGTCCCGAACCCCTGCTGGTCGATCGACGCGCTCGTCCAGATGCCGGTGCCGGTTGCCGCCGACACGCTCGTCCGCGTGGCGAAGAAGAGCGGAACGCCAGTGCGAAGTAGCGGCGCACCGTCGCGGTAGAACCGAAACTTGTTGGCCGACACTTCGACCACCGTGGCCGGGCTGCTGCTCAACGAGATCAGCCGCGTCTTGCTGCCGCTGTCGAACACTTCGCCGCAGTAGCGAAAGCCGGGGCGACGGCGGGCCGAAC